TCATGCCACCTCGTACTTTGCTTCGTAATGTCCGAGCTTTGCGCCGACGTAGAGAAAGTCACCGATTCTGGCAAGCGTCCTCTCGTACGCTTCCACCAGGTCATCCATGACATCGAGCTCTTCGGCGATCGCGTCGATCTTGTTGCCGCATTTCGCCTCTGCGGCCTCGTAGTCTGACATGTCAATGAGGAAATGTGCCGCCCATTCGTCTGCCCTGGCCTCGTCCTTTGCGTCGTAATGTCCGAAGATGCTCCGCCTGTCGCCCCTGATCATGTGCGCCAGTTCGTGGGCCAGAACGGATCGTTCAAGGCGGTACAGCATCCCTGGCTGTAGACGGATTACTCGCGTCCTTGTGTTGCAGTCTCCGTCCCGGCCTAGCCAGGTGAGGTCTGCGTACTCGATCCGCACGCCCAGCGACTCTGCCAGGTGGTACAGACGGTCCATGTGGCTCCTTCTACTCGTAGTGAACTTCGCCGCGGTTCTTGGAACGGGTCTTTGCTGCGAGAGCGTAGTCTTCGCCACCGACAGCCTGCTCGTGCAGTTCGGCCAGCGTGATGCCAAGGGCGTCTGCGATCTCCAAGACGGTATCTAGCGATACGCGCTTCACGCGGTCCTGCCCGTTTTCTGTGACCGAGCGGTAGAGCGTCTTGTATGGGATCCCGATCTCTGCGGATGCGCGGGTGAGGTCACCGAACTTGTAGACCAGAAGGCGGCCAAGTTCGTCCCTGATTAGATCTGCTGTCTCATTTCCCATACGAGAAGTATATGTGCCCATTTGTGGGAAAGCAACTGCCTGATTGTGGGAATTACACCGTTGTGGTTATTCCCACTTGTGGGAAATCACAGGATATTCGCGACAGGTTGCCGGTTCCCATTTGTGGGAAATAGCGTTCTGGATATGGGAAACAGCAAGCAGGCGGTGGAAAACATCCGCGACATGATCGATACCAAGCAGAGGTCCTACGCGTGGCTCTCTCGCCAGGCAGGAATACCTTACAAACGACTTCTGGCCGAGGTCAAGAACGACAAGCGGTCACTCTCTCTCGAGACTGCGATTGCAGTAGCCGGAGCCTTCAACACGGAGCTCCCCGCACTGATGGGGGATGAAGCAAAGTGACGACCGAAGAGCGGCTCAGGGCTGTAGCAACAATCCTGCGAGACACCGCAGAAGAGATGTACCTCGAACAGCTCATGAAGGAACAGAAGTGACTGAGATCTTGCAGATCGACATCGACGCAGCCCAGCGCCGTGCCGAACGCATCCGCTTTCACGCCACCAACGCGAATGAAGCTATGCAGTCGCTCCAGAAGCTCGTCCACACGGCACGAGACATGGAAGACCACATCACCCTCGGCTATGCCTCCTGGACTGCTTACATCCGTGACTTGTTTGGTGACGAACCGTTGCGCCTCGCTCGCGATGTGCGCCGTGAGCTCGTGGCCGAGCTCGCAGAAGCTGGCATGAGCACCAGGGCAATCGCGCCCATAGTTGGCGTGACCCGTCAGATGGTGTCGAAAGACCTTGCCTCAGGTGGCAACCTGGTTGCCACCTCAGCGCCGGTCGAGGCTGAGGGCTTCACCGTGAACCCCAGCACTGGAGAGGTCATCGACCCGCAAGACGTGCGCGATGCGCTCGGTGACAAGGTGGCTGATGCCTACGAGAAAGTCCGGTGGGATCAGCCGGCCACGACCGAACACACGGTCACTGAGAAGATCAAGACCGTAACCGGGCTGGACGGGAAAGAGTACAAGCGGCACGAGCCGCGCGTGCAGAAGCCTCTAACGGAGGGTGATGCTGCGATTCAGCAGAACGCGGAGCAGGCCTGTCTCGCTATCGGGCGTGCGCTTGACGCTCTCGAATCATTGACCACGCCGCGCAGGCGTGACCTGATCTTGAACGACTGGTGGCCGCGCGCACACCACAACATCATGCCGCAGTACACGCAGCTATTCACTTCCACTGAGCTCCGCAGGATCGCGGACGGGCTCAACAATCTTGCTACCGACATGGAGGCACACAATGAGTACGAGTGAGACCATCACCCGCGTCTACCGGGAGGCCGTAGCCACGTACGGGCTCGCTGGCGTGAACCGACTTGAAGCAGAAGAGTCTGCTATCGCAACCCTCATTGTCGAGGTGCGTGCGGGACGGCTCGATATCGATATGGAAGCGGCGCTCCGTGCGCAGCTTCGGAAGGCTGACGAGTCCGATGGGCGTTCCGCTGACGGGATGCTGCGCCGCATCGCTGCCGGCGACCAGCCGCTCACGCTCGCAGACTTCGATGTTGTAGTCACTCTCGGCGGTGGCCTTCGGAAGACCTGGGGAATGCTCGATCCTGACGTGGATCTGTCAGCGATGAATGAGATCCGCTACAAGAACTACCGAGCAGCGCGTGATGCATTCCACGAGTTCAACTCGAACGTACTCGCCGTGAAGAGCATGTGCAGTGGGTACGGGACGATGCTGGACGCCTTCGAAGATGGGGCGTTTATCCCGGAGGCGAAGGGGAACGCAGCATGACCACCTACCTGTACCGTGCCGTATCGACTGAGCCGTTCACTGTGACGGAGTACGAGTGGGACGACTTTGGTGAAGAGTCGCCTCATGTGTACGAGGAGCCGGCCGGGATGATCCTTGGCCGTCAGACGGGTTATCTGTCGCGTTCGTCTGCGGTGGATGCTGGGCGTCGTTCTGGGCTTGCGTTCGAGGTTGTCAGGTCTGAGCCGGTCGAGTTCCTCACGGACACTGAGCGGTTGCGTCGGCAGATCGAGCGGCTTAGTGCGGAGCTTGCTAAGCGTGAGGCGGTGTCGGCATGAGCATCATGATTTATTCCGCACTAGGCCTGGCTTTGCTCGTTTTCCTTTGGTGGGGGTTTGTGGTTCGGGAGAACTTCGTGCCACGAATGTACTCTCACTATGCGAAGCAGATCTTCATGGAAGAGATTGCGCCTCGCTCGTTCAGAGTTACCGATCACCCTTCTTGGGAAGTGTCTTTCGCAGCTCGTGGGCTCGCTTACGACGTGCGCGCCAGAGCCTTAGGGGTGGTCTTTTGGCGAGTCGGCGTGGGCGGTCGACCAGTCGTTGCAACGGATCCGGAAAGCCTAGATCGCTTCTTTGGTTCTTTCGATCAGACTCGTTGTGGTCGAGGGGAACCGTCAAGGAGTACCAGCGCTTGAGTTTCCTCACTGCCCCGTCTGCGTCCAGCCAAGAAATGAGAAGGTACTGGCCTGGTGAATCGTCGTGCAGTAGGAAAGGGATTTTCAATACGGTTCCTGGCTCGGGTGGAACAACAATCGTCCCGCCGCCTTGTCGTAGCTTCCCAAGACGGTACTCGGTCCCGGTTGCACGCATAAGGCTCGCCTTGGCTATTCCGATGTTCCAGACATACGCCATTAGTCCAGGTATCTGTGTGCGTTCGCCAGACTCTTCGTCCCAATCACCATCGAAGGTATGCGGCGCAATCTCGACGCGGTGCTTGCTGCGTTGTGTTCGTCGCGATCGCGAGATTGACACCCAAGCAGCGACTGCAGCAACGGCGGTGAACACAACCGTCCCGACAGTAGCCAATGCTGTGGTAGCTCCGTTGTTCGCGTTGAGCCACTCCAGGGCTGCCTCCAACCACTCCATTCCCAAACTCTAGCTAATTCATAGCTGGCGTGCCGTTTCGACGGTACGTGAGCTGCTGCATACCCAAAATCGCCCGTGATGCGCTCGCAGATCGGTCACGGGCACGGCCTAACGGCTCACATCTACATAGCTCGCTCGAATTCCGATGGCCACCCGGCCCCGGTCCCAGAGAGACGAGTGCCACATAAGACCTAGACCCTTTCGACCAGTGCGTGGTGGCGCTGTAGGGGTGCGGGGATGGAAAGTCTGGCCGGTATGTCCCGGCAGCGAAACAGGCGGTGCTTGGTGCCGTGTGATGTCTGGGCTACCCGGTCACACGCGAGGTTCGAACCCTCGACCGCCACGACAGAACGTCACAACAACAAGGAAGGAAGTGCTACATGAAGATTGAGCGCAAGAAGAAGGTTGTCGAGAGTTCGGTGATGATCGACGCGACGGGCAACCGCATCGTGCGGCTGGTCGTGCAGCGGGGAGACACAGAGATTGTCGTCCCGCTGACGCCGAAGGAAGCTCGCAAGCTGGCGAATGGACTGCGGGAGAAGGCTGTCATTGCCAACCACCTCGCTGATGAGCCCGAGGACTTCGACCCTTTCTAGGCCGCTCTCGCGGTAGCCCGTGAGCCTATAGATCGGTTGTGGAGGCGGAGTACCTCCCACGGGCACGAAAGACCCCTGCGGGGGCGAGCGGTCGGGTAGCCGCTGACGGGAACGCCTGCGTATGCGGGATCGCCTAGACAAGCCGGTCAGAGATGGAACGACTCTGACCGGCACCGCCCGCACAAACATCCTCTTGCACCAGCTGTGGTCGTAGCCACCCTCACCTACCTAGAAGTGGGGCGCGCGTGGACGCCAGCAACCATTCGGCTGCGATGCGGGATCGACACCCGCCAAGAGGACCACAACAGGTATTGGAAGGAAGCGCACACATGGACATCAAGATGACGAACGTTGCCCGGCTGGTCGGTAAGGTCGCCGAGCTCGACAACGATCGGGTAGCTGAGCAGGTACTCGCGACGGTGGAGCGGCGCCTGCAGTACGACACGGTCGAGGCGTTTGCTGGAGCGGTGCTGCTGAGCGTCGCTGACGGGATGGAGATCGACCTTGCCTGACTATCTGCCGCCCGGGATTGGTATCCCTGCCGGCCTCATCATCACCGCCTACGTGCTGCTGTCCGAGGAACAGCGGTGGGGGCGGTTTCTTATTTCGAGGACAAAGACAGTCCTCCACTCACTTTTAGGAGGCGGGCATGACCGCTGAAGACGCGATCTCAACCGAAGGTAAACACGGTGCCGGCCTGTATGGTGCGCCGCCGCCGTCGCACAAGACGAAGTGCCCACAGTCGAACAACCCGTTCGGGCATCACCCCGACTGCAAATGCAGGTGGGCTGCACGAGGAAGGCCGTCGCAGGTGACCCCGTACACCGAACCAGACCTCGACGCCGACCTGCCTGTCTCTGAGCATGAGCATTGGTGGCCTGCCGAGAACGACTACGACGGCGACCAGATGAGAGAGGAGCGGGCATTCAATGACTGAACCGATGAAGTATGAGGTCGTAGAGGTCGTGTCTGATTCGCCTGAGTGGGCGCAGGAGCGACGCAACAGCCTTGGGGCGTCTGAGGTCGCCGCGGTGCTGGGCCTGTCGCCGTACGCGACCGCGTTGGACGTGTACCGGTCGAAGAAGGGCGTAGACACGTACTTCGACCCGGAGCGCGCGGCAATCGGGCATGAAGCCGAGAAGCTGATGCAAACGATTATCGAGCAGTTCCGGCCGGAGTTTACGCCCGTGCTGCCTGCTCAGATGGTTCGCTCGGTTGAGTGCCCTTGGCTGCATGCATCACTAGATCGCCGCCTCACCGTAGACGGAATCGATGTTCCAGTGCAGATGAAGACTGCGCATTTCTACGGTGTGAAGGACTGGGAGGACGGCACGCCGATCCTTGTGCAGGCGCAGTTGCAAACGGAGATGTTCGTGTATGACCGCCCATTTGGGTACTCGGCTCTGCTGGGTGGGGACATGCGGTTCAGGCTCTTCCGGGTGGAACGGGATGAGGAGTTCATTGAGAACCACCTCATCCCGGCGACACACGAGTTCTGGCACGAGCATGTGTTGAAGGACGTGCCGCCGCCAGCAGCGACGACGGCTGAGCATGCGTCGCTTCACACGCCTGACCCTGCCCGTGACGTGGAACTCACTGACTTGCTGGTGGAGGCACTCGACCGACGTGATGTGTTGCTGTCGGATGCGCTCGCACTCGAGAAGGAAGCGAAAGTGCTGCGCGCAGAGGCCGACGAGACACAGGTCGCGGTCTTGAACTACGCCGGCGCCGCCCAAAACATCACGCACATGGGGGAACCAATCTACGAAATCAAGCCTGTCAAGGGGCGCCGGTCGGTGTCGGTCGCTGACGTAGAGAATCTCCATCCCGAGCTGTATGACGAGCTCGTGAAAACCGGTGCAGGCCGGAACGTACTTAGAAAGGTAAAGAAATGAGCGACCTCACGCAAGCCGCAGTCGCGGTGAAGAAGAACCCAACCATCGAGGACTACCTCACCAAGTATGAGCCCGAGTTCCAGCGTGCGCTCGGGAAAACGATGGACGCGGCGAAGTTCTCACAGGACGCGCTCACCGCAATCAAGCAGACACCGAAACTACGTGAGTGCGACACCCGGACACTGTTTGGGGCGCTGTTCCTCGCGGCCCAGTTGAAGCTCCCTGTTGGTGGGCCGCTCGCGCAGTTCCACCTCACGCCACGCAAACGTGGAGACGTGTGGGAAGTGCTCCCAATCATCGGTTACGGCGGATACATCCAGCTCATCATGAACACAGGCCTCTACTCGAAAGTAGGGGCCTTTCTCGTTCACGAGGCCGACTACTTCGATGAGGGCGCGAACAGCGAACGCGGCGAGTTCTACGACTTCAAGAAAGCGCGCGCCGATCGGGGTGCTGTCGTCGGCGTGGTCGCCTACGTCAAGGTCAAGGGGTACGACGAATCACAGTATGTCTACCTCGACGCGGAGACGATGCGTGAACGGCACCGGCCGCGCTTCTGGGAGAAGACCCCATGGAAGTCTGACGAGGGTGAGATGTTCAAGAAGACCGGGCTGCGGATGCTTCAGAAGATGCTCCCCAAACAGGTCGAAGCACAGAGCCTCGCGCTGGCAGCTTCGGCGGATCAGGCGTCGGTTAAGAAGGTCGACGGGGTAGAAGACCTCACGATCCAGCATGACGTCGAGGACGCGGAAGTGGTGTCGGATGACGGCGCTGTTTGATCCGCTGCCGTCGTGCAGCACATGTGATGGCTCGGGTATCGACCCGGGCCTTTCGTCTACCTGCGCGTGCAGGCAACGTGCGTCGGAGGCGCCGTGAGTAACAAGCGCACCGGGCGTATGCCGCCCAAGCACCCCGAAGCCGTCAAAGAGCGCAGCAACGCGATGTGCGAGGGATGCCACCAGAAACCGGCGATGAACTTACATCATCGCCGGTTTCTTTCACGTGGAGGCCGACACAACATCGCGAACCTTGTCGCCCTGTGCGGATCCGGGAACCATACCGGCTGCCACGGTCTCGCGCACGGATCGAACCCGCCGCAAGGGTGGGCAATCAAAGCAGCAGAAAGCCGTCATGAGTCTGCCATCCCGTTTGTCGACGCGATGGGGCGGGCTTGGCTGCTTGACGACGACGGCGGGAAGGAGGAACACCGTGACCCTGACCGATAGGCAGGCCGCTTACGCCCGCATCCTCGCTTGCACACACCGCACTAGCGAGCTCGTGAAAGGTGTCACCGATCATGCTCGAGCCCGCCGCGATAGCCAGGTCGCTGTCTATCTGTACGCGCTCCGGTATCAGGCGGTCTGGTATGGGCATTGGGGGTCGTTGATCGAGGCGGGGATGCTCGCATCAATCGAAAGGAAGGAGGAGCCAGGGTGCGGATCAGGAGCATCAAGCCAGAGTTCTGGCGGTCGCAAGACATCTCGCGATTGATCATCGAGGACCGGCTTCTGTTTATCGGCTTGTGGTCGTATGTGGACGATAACGGGGTTGGTGAGGATCGTGTGCCGATGATTGCTGCTGACCTATTTGCCGACGACATTCAGCGCGACCCTAGCGAGACTTTCGCGAGGGTGTCGCGAGGCCTCGCGAGGCTGTTCGAAGGTGGTCAAATCGTGCGTTTCAGCAACGACGGGCGCGACTACTTCGAGATTTTGGAGTGGAAGAAGCATCAGCGTATCGACAAGCCGGGAAAGTCGAGACTTCCGCACCATGATGCGGAGGGATCGACCATCGCGAGGTTCTCGCGAGACATTCGCGAGAACCTCGCGCCTGGAACAGGGAACAGGGAGCAGGGATCAGGGAACGAGGGAGCAGGGGATCAGGGGGGCGCAAGCGCCGCGCCTTCGGCCCCCTCTCACTTCTGCAAACGACATCCCAACGGCACAGACGCGCCCTGCCGAGGCTGCAAAGTCGCATGGATCGAGTACGAGAAATGGGCATCAGATGGCGGGCCTGTCCAGCACGAGCACAACTGGTTCTTGGACGGCACCTGTCTCGGGTGCGACGAACGAAGAGAGGACACGACATGAGTCAAGAGATCTCGGTGAAGCTCCCGGGCCCGCTCGTGTGGGAAATCTGGAAGCGAGCCGAAACGGAGGGCATCAGCCCTGGCGAGGTGATTAAGCAGGCGTTCACGAAACCTGTCGTGAAGACACCGACCGCGACGGAGGCGACTCGGGCGCGCATCGTGGAGCTCGTGCGGGCCGGTGTTGATGATGGTGCGATCGCTGTGGAGTTGGACCGGACGCGCGGCTATGTCGCCGATGTGCGACGCAAGGCTGGGCTGAAAGCGAACCCGCGGATGAGTCGATACGACGTTGCTCGAGTGTTGGAGGCTACATGACGTCGATCACGTTTCGTGTGGACGGTGTGCCGGTCCCGCAAGGATCCAAGAAAGGGTTCGTTGTCGGGAAACGGGCGGTCCTCGTAGACGACAACAAAGATGTGTTGAAGCCGTGGCGCCGGAAGGTTGCCGCGGCTTCTGACATTGGGCACACATTCACTGGGCCGGTGTTTGTCGCGGCGGTGTTCTACATGCCGCGACCACTGCGGCCAAAGTTCAGCCTGCCTGGCGTGAAGCCCGACCTCGACAAGCTCATGCGAGCTCTCGGGGACGGCATGACAGACGGCGGACTACTCGCGGACGATTCCCGGATCGTCTCGCAGTTCATTCACAAACGGTATGCGAGCGACTCGAACCCAGTCGGGGTGCGGATACTCGTCATGGAGGCAGGAGAAGAATCATGAGTGAAATGCGGATCCTCACGGTTCAGCAGCCGTGGGCGTGGGCGATTATCCACGGCGGCAAGGACGTTGAGAACCGGGTACGGAACATTGCTGGTGACTACCGTGGCCCGGTTGCGATTCACGCAGGACTCGCGTTCGACCGTGCTGGCCTGAACGATCGCACGCTGCACGCCAAGTGGGAGGAGTTCGGAGGACCCCATGCGCCTGGGAACTGGAGTGACCGGGGCGCGATCATCGGCGTGGTGGACCTGACTGACGTGCATGCTGTCGCGAACGCACACTTTCATCCCGTCTGCCACGACCACCGAGCCCCCAACGGGCTCGCAACCGCGGCGGCAGCAGGCACCGGAGCGTGTTCGGCGTGGACGATGCCTGGCGCACAATGGCACCTCGTGCTCACGAACCCGCGCCCGCTCGCCATGCCGATCCCGTACAAGGGAGCGCTCGGGCTGCGACGCCTCGACAAAGCAACGATCGACACGATTACCGCGGCGCTCGTCGCGGAGACAGGAGAAGACCAGTGAAAGACCGCATATCCCCGCGCGAGCGTGAGGCCACGAAAGCAGCAGCTGTCGTGGCCTTCATCGTTTCCGGGGTCGGGTTCGGCACCGTGGTTGCGTTGGTCATCGCGCATTCCGCTGGTGCACCGATCCCGCTCCCGCTACCACTCGTCATCGCGGTGGCAGCGCTTATCAATCTTGTCGCCTGCTTTGGGTGGGCGCGACACACAACACGAAAGAAAAGCCGATAGATGCCGAAGTACAAGATCTACCTGACCGGATACGCCGGCCACACAGTCGAAGTCGAGGCAGAGACCGCAGACGAAGCAATCGAGGCGGCGTTGAGCGGTGACCTTCCCGTGAGCTGCCACCAGTGCCCGCAAATCGAGCAGTGGGAATTCCCGCCAGACATTGACGACCGCGCTAAACGCGAGACCTACATCACCGAAATCAAGGAGAACGCAGCATGAGTGACCACCCTAAGGCCCCAACCGTCGCGAGCATCGCGGAAGACCTCACGCTGGCGATGCACGTCGATGGCACGTTCGGATATGGCTACGACGAAGCCACCAACACAATCATCATCGAGACGTACACCGACGAAGGGCAGGTCTCGAAAACCTACACAGCAACCATCACCATCGAGGAGATCATCTAATGGCAGGCGAACCACTAATCGTTGTCGTCGGCAACCTCGTCGCGGATCCAGAACCGCGCGTATCCCAGGGCGGCAAGTCCTGGGTGACGTTCCGCATCGCGTCGACCCCGCGCTCGTTCGACAAGCAAGCGAACGAGTGGAAGGACGGCGAAGCGCTCTGGCTCGGCTGCCGCGCCTACGGTGAGTACGCCGACAACATCGCGCAGTCGCTCACGAAGGGCATGCGCGTCATCGTGCAAGGCAGGCTCACACAACGCTCGTACACCGACAACCAGGGCGCGCAACGCACGTCACTCGACCTCGACGTCGAAGAGGTCGGGCCGTCACTGAGGTTCGCCACAGCAACGGTCGCCAGAGGTGCTACACGCGGCCAGGGCGGCTTCACAGGCGCTCAGGCAGGGCCACAGTCGCAGTCGGGCTGGAACCAGCCGCAAAACGGCGGGCAGAGCTTCCCCGACCCGGGCGGCCCCGCCGGCAGCTTCGAAGAGGAGCAGCCATTCTGAGCTAGTAAATCTGGGCTCTAAACGCCCGGATCAGTCTGAGGGACGGTGCTTCCGTCCCACTATGCTGGGGGCTGCGGCCCCCACGTCGACATGTGCTTCTAGGTGCAAGACGTTCAGTCATCTGGCAAGGATTGGTCCGCATTGCACGTCTCAAGGTCTTTGCCCCTTCCTAGCTTCCCCTTGAAATCCAGCGAAAGCATCTGGCGCAGGGACGTCGGGTCTGCGTTCCAACCTGCAATGCGGGCAAGCAGTTCATTCCGCGCTTCTTCGTAGCCTTCTGCGCTGGAGTAGACGCTGAAGCCGCGCATGTGGCGAATCATGTGGTGAAACCACCGCCGGAACCTGATCTGGTGCTCGTCGCTAGCGAAGAGGGAAATGAGGGCGAGCGCTTCATTGATTCGCATGTCTTCCTCTTGCCTGGCAGATGCGGCGACCGCGCTTGGCCCGAAGGACCGTCCGGCGCTATCGCGAGACTCTGGGTCTTTCGTGCTCGTCGTTTCGACGGCGTTCACGGCCCGGATCATCGCGAGTGCGACCGCGGCCCTAGCATCGCGGTCGCGCCTCGCGCCTTCCGAGATGCGGTATTGCTCGTCTCGGTCTGAAGCGTCCTTAGCGATCTTGGTCGCTTTTTGGCCATTCCTGGCGGCTACAACAGCGACGACCAGTGACGTCGCGAATGACAAGAGTGTCGCCGCGATCATCCACACATCACCCGCGTGCGGGCCGAACGTCACCGGGATCGCATCTAACGCTTCAAACATGTCTCGCACTCTATCCAAGATTGGAGGTCGCTTTGGCGATCCAATTTCTCGATTTCTTCGCCGGTTTCGGCGGAGCATCATCCGGCCTAGTTGAGGCCGGCTTCGAACTCGTCACCGCCTACAACCACTGGGACAAGGCGATCGAGGTTCACTCAGCCAATCATTCCGACGCCGATCATGTGCAGGGCGACTTGTCGGGCTATGACATGCGGCGTCTGCCGTGGGCCCCGGTGCTGTGGGCGTCGCCAGAGTGCACCTGGCATTCCCCAGCAGGCGGCAGGAAGCGAGTACGGGCCAGCGCGCCAACCCTGTTTGGCGACGACCCACTGCCCGCTGATGCTGGCGTGCGGTCGCGTGCGACGATGTACGACCCCATCCGCGCAGCCGAGGCGCGCAGTTTTGACGTCGTCGTCATCGAGAACGTCGTAGAGGTCGCATCCTGGCCATTGTTCGACCCGTGGCTGCGCATGTGGGAAGCGCTCGGCTATTCCTGGAAGATCGTGAACGTCAACGCTGCACACGTCTACTCGGACACAAACGCTGCCGCGGGGCAGTGGCGAGACCGCATCTACGTCGTGCTCACACGCAAGGGCGTCACCCCACCCGCACTCGAGCCCGCACCGCCCGCGTACTGCCACCAGTGCGGCCGCGACGTGACAACCCGTCAGCACTGGAAGAAACCCGGGCCCGATGGTGCTCCTCGCGTCGGAAAGTACGGGCAGCAGTACGTGTACGTCTGCGACGCCGGCGCGCACGCGCTGCAGGTCGTGGAACCCTTTGTACTGCCCGCCGCTGCGGTGATCGACTGGACAGATCTCGGCATCCGCATCGGCGACCGGGAGAAGCTCGGCATGAGGCCGCTCGCCGCGGCCACCATGCGCCGTATCGAGGTCGGGTTGCGCATGTTCGCGCGCCCCGCGATCGTCGGCGCTGCGGGGCAGACGTGGGATGCCGCTAACCCGCGCCACCCGCGCTTCGGTGAGCACGAGAGCTATTACCGGGCATGGGACAGCCTGGCGCCGCTAAACGCTCGCCAGGCGGGCGGTAGCGGCGACGGGGTAGCGGTGCCGCCGCACATGATCGCGGTCAACCACGACGGGGACGCCCGGGCCCGTCGTCTTGATGCGGGCCCGGTGCCGACACGATCGACCAAGATCGGCGACGGCTTCGTGTTCCCGCCATACCTGATGGACAAGTACGACTATTCAGGCGGTGACGATCGCCGCGTGCGCGCCGTTGAAACTCCCATCGGCACGGTAACAGCCTCACCGCACGCAATGCTCTCAGTGCCGCCATTCGTCTCCGAGCTCTACGGCACCGGCACCGCGCGCGGCGTCGAGGACACGGCACTCTCTGCGGTCACCGCGGGCGGAAACCACCACGGCGTCACTGTGCCGCCCGACGCTTTCCTGTCTCGGCAGTACGGCGGCTCATCGATGGAGCACCTGAACACGAGCGTTGCGCGGCCGACGCATCCGATCACTGCGAGCGGGGGAGGGAACCACGCACTCGTCGTGCCAGAGCGTAAGCGGCCCGCGTGCCGCTACGAGGGCGACCTGCCGTTCGCGCTCGACGATGTGCGGTTCAGGATGCTCGGCCCGCGCGAACACCTCCGAGCGCAACGCTTCGCCGACGACTACGACACGAGCGCGGCGAACAAGTCCGAGACAACCAAGGGCGCCGGAAACGCCGTCGCCGTCAATGTTGCGCACTGGATCGGCGCCAGCGTACTCGAAGCGCTCGGCTAGCCCTGGTCTGTCGTTGAAGGGGAACCCCAGTGGGCCTTACTGGCGCCCGTACTTCGCTGCGTTCTTCGCGCGTACCCGACGGCCGATGATGTCGCCCGCGACCCACATGACTGCGCCAGCGACAAGAACAATGCCACCGATCCCAAACATCATTTCCATACGAAACACGGTAACAGGAGAACAACAACCATGACCGAAGACCCATCACCCGAACAGATCGAAGCCGCCGCTAAGGTCATCGACCCGCACGCGTTCGCACGTCTCTCAGTCGAGCTCGACGATGCCGAGCGTGAGTCTCTCGATATGACGCAGGCCACCCTGCAACGTCTGGCGAGAGAACAAGCTCGCGCTGCTCTCGTGGCTGCTGCTGGTGCCGCACCACAGGCGGATAGCGCTGAGCTTGCCTGGTACAAAAAAGCGGCGAAGCACTCCGCGGATTCAATGGCAGAAGCTCGGGCGACGTTGCAGCAGCTTGCTGATCGGGTCGACCAGTTCCTGTTTGACGAGTTGGCGAGCGTGCTGGACGATCAACCGCTCCACTATGAGACGGGCGACGTGATCGGTGAAGCCGCCCAGGTGCAGGTGGACGAAGCGAAGCTCGCCGAGGTGATCTGGGAAGAGCAATCGTCACGCGTTCTGGACGGGTACGTGATCCATACGCGGGCGACTGCTGCGACCACTGCCGCTGCTGTTGCCGAGTGGCTGCGAGGTAGTGGGCGATGAGCGACCGGACTGTACACGTCGAGATCCTCCCAATGGGAGGCGGGCATATCGAGATCGTCCGCTACGACCGCAGCGGTAAATGGTTCTACGAGGACAAGGACCGCCCAACGATGCGTCGCCGTCTCACTCTGGCCGAGGCCGCGGAGTTTGCCCGGGTTGATCGTCCTGCAGTGATCTGGCATGAGGGCAGGCTTGGCGGGCGGGCGTTCGATGCTGCGGTGCGTCGGCTGCGAGGTGGTGGGCAATGAATAGTGGAGCGCGAGTCTACCAAGTGGAACCGACGCCATTCCCCAGCCCCAACGTTGGTCCGTGGCGGTGGAAATGCCGCGACTCAGACCACCGCTGGCACTTCTCAGTGGACGACCAAGGGTTCACGCAGACCGAGCAGGAAGCAGAGGCCCTGGCGGTGCTGCACGTCAAACGGTTCCACTCGGGGCCGGTGGAGGTGTGCGGCAAACGCATTACCGGGAGGCTGGCGATCTCTTGCACGCAAGCGGTGGGACATCAAGCCGACTGCTACTACGTTTCAAATGATTTCCGCTCATATGGGGCGGTAGAGGGGGCGGGGCAATGAGCGAGTACATGGCACGATGCTCCCGTTGCGGGCGTTTCATGCGCTTGTCTGGTGGTTACAGCAACGATCACTCGGACAGCTGGGAGCCGTCCTGGCGGTGCGTCAGTAAGTGCGAGAAGAAAGGCAACCCTGGCGATGGTTAACATGATCGGTTTCCATCAGAAACAGCCATTTGACCGCATCCCAGCGCCTGCAAGCCCTGGTGAGGATGGCTGGTACATGACAGTCCGCCCCAAGCCGACAATTGAAAACCCGTTGCGAGCCCGAGTTAGTTACCCAACTGGATGGGCGACGTTTGACAGCCCCGAACATGCGCGGATCTTCAGTAACCATCCGGGGCACATCCCGCTCGCTGTGGCTTGCTACCTGGAGCACTTTAGAGAAACCGGAAGGAGCGACTAGACAATGCTCAACACATCAACTGTTCGGGACTACTTCTGCCACACATCTCAGCAGACAGAAAACAGCCCCGGCAGTCACGAATTTCACCTGGAGTTCGACCGTTGGCTGGCTGAGGTTGAGCGTGCAGCCTCAGAGAAGGCCTGGGTGGATGGTGCGCATGCTCAGTGGCGGCTCGGGCAAGAACGACGGCTAGACGCGATCCCCGCCAACCCGTACCGACGAAACGAAGGAGAGAACGAATGAGCTGGTGGGAGGTGTTGTTGGCCATACCAGTGCTGTCGCTGATCGGTGCATGCGCAGGTGCGGCTATGTACCGGGCTGAAGTCCAGCGACACGGACGCATCGAAGCTGGGCGTGACGAGTTCAACGAGGTCGCGCGAGCACTCGGCGTAGACCCCGCAGAAGTTTGGAGCATGGGGCTCATGTGTGCTGCGTTTGGGATGCGGCATGCAGACACTGAGTGCATGGTTAGGAGGTGGGCAAGTGACCGCCCGTGATGTGCGTACCGCCGCACAAGCAGAAGCAGAACGACGGCACAGGCTGAACCCCGACCACATGCGGGCCCGCGTGTTCTTCGTAGAGGGTGCCGTGTGGGGTGCTGCACTGGTCAGTGAAGGAATTAGGCTGACCGACTTCCGAGGCGATGGCGTGTACCGGGATGCGGGAGGAATGATCTGGCAGCGCGTGGAAGACACCAGGAAAGCCGTCGAAATAGCAATCGCGACCGCGACGGCGCGGGTCACGCCCACACGGGAACAGATCGCGCAGGTGCTCGCGGACCTCGAACCCCCTTATGGCGGTGTCGACTTCTACGAAGGGGCCGACGCGGTACTGGCGCTGATCGAGGGCGCGGCGGCAGGCTGATCATCCACGACCTTCGTGAAACCCCACCGCGCATTCACTGCTGTGCTGTATGGACAGCCCAGGTTTGAGCACACATACGGATGCGCGCCAAGAGTGGAGACCCTGGAGAGGTCTCGCTTGTAGACCGGCTCTGACTCGCAAAGAGTGCAAACAGTTCTACTCATGTCGCTCACCTTACCCAGGTGGGCGGCATGACCGGAAGGGGATAGGGAGCAGAAATGTCTGCTTCCCGCTCGGTTAGATCCAGGACACGTCGTTGAGTGTGAGTAAGGCGTGGTCTAGGGCTGCATGCGCCAGGTCGTCTGTAATTAGCTCTTCAGCGTGACGGCATGAAGCCAGCCAAGTATTGACTTCCTCAGGAGAGACGATGGCGAGAAGCTCACGAATGTCGGCAAGCATCGCGTGCGGGCTCTGACGTACTTTCAATTTGTCCGATGTCTGCTCCCCGGGCTGTGCGACACCAAACACCAATGACTCGTGGTGAGAGACCCTGTTCCTCGCCCGTTGGACTCTGCGGGTCAAATGCTCCGCATCCTTCATGTCGTACGAAGTGCGCCCGCGTTCAAGAAAGACTCGGTGCAAAGCCGGCTCCCACAGTTCATGTTGGTAGTCGGCGTGGCGAAGGTACTTGTTGTTCGAATCTGTGACCTTGCCTCCAGGTGTCAGAAGCTCCCGCCAGAAGCCGAAGCTGAATTCGGCAACCACACGCCCAGGGTCTGGATGCTTCCCGAAGTACTTAGTTGCGGTGGCCACTTTGCTTCGCGACCGATCGTCTAACAAGGGGCCGTTGCGGAAGAACCAGTACCGGCCATATTCCCGCGAGAGCTGCGTATGCATTCGCTCGCGAAGGCCAATCTCTGCAAAATGCAGCAGTTCTAGGAGTGCCCCACTCAATTCCACGTTGAGGGCGTAAAGCCGTGCGGCTTGCTCCTGATCCCCCTTGAAAACTGCGGCATATGGCTGAAAGCGTTTGGCAGCCATATGCTCACGCACCTTCGAGGGAACCCCATCCGGGAGTTGACTCAGCATGTCTGCGATGTTACCTTAGCGGGGAAGTCCCCAATCCACGCCAGGGGTTCAGGAGCCGTCTTGCCGCAAGGTGCGACGGCTTCTTCATTTTCATCGCCGAGAGCCCTCGCTTGGGTCGGTGGTCAGCAGGTGGGTTGGTGCTGGCACATGAGCACCACCATAGCCAAAGGATGTTCATGGCTGAAGGTCGGGTAGCCTGAGGGCATGCTGCGTGCCTCGATCCGACTTGTTGAAACCGTCGAGTTTGAAGCGTCGGGGGAGTCGCTCGAGGAAGTGCATGCAAAACTTGAGGGGAGCTCACTGGCCTGATTACCCCGTTGAGGCGGTATCCGGATGCCTGGCAAACGCTACACACCGCAGCCCTGCGCATTGCTGGAGCCCCAGGTAGGTGAACCTGCTTCACGCTTCTCGTTTTTTGCCGCCAGCGCCTTGGCCCGATTACCTAGTGGGGTAGGTACAGCAAAAGGCAGGCCCGAAAGTAAACTGACGGGCCTGCCTTCTGCTAGCTCGGCTGCTACAGAACGAGAATGTTTGCAGCCTGCATGCCCTTCGGGCCGCGTTCCGCGTCGAAGCTAACCTTTTGGTTCTCCTCGAGGCTGCGGAATCCTCCGCTGTTGATTGCGCTGAAGTGCGCGAACAGGTCAGCGGTGCCATCATCGGGTGAGATGAAGCCGAAGCCCTTGTCGGAGTTGAACCATTTGACGGTGCCTGTGGCCATGACGTCGTTCCTTAATTGTCAGGGATCACGAATGATCAGAATCTGCCCAGGAAGTCCGGGCAGAGATGATGCGAATTATCGGTACGCGGGAGCCCGCATCGGCTTTACGCGTGAGGGGCGGTGAATCAAATACTGCCCAACCATGCGGTTGAGCTTTTAAGTCGGTCCGAGATAGCTCGGCAGAAACGCAACTTCCTGTGCCCCTATTTATAGACAGTACACCAGGAATGAAAGCGATCATGGATATATGTTCACTCCAGAACGCTGAAAGCCCGGCGCTTGCCAACGCGATCGGCCCTCGCGGGTGTCTGTGACGGACGCGGCGTCGCGCTTTGGCTGTTGGAGGATTAGCGTGAGCGTCCGTGTTGTGCCGCGATGGGGCAATCAAATGGGTCACGTGCTGCGAGCCCGACTCGGTTCAGGTACTGGATGACGATCGAGTAAGACTCGATCAGGGATGCCTCGGTGTAAGGCACATTGTGCGTGGCGCAGAATTCCTTCACGATTTTGCTCGCTTTGGAGAGGTGGGGTCTTGCCATGCTGGGGAACAGATGGTGCTCAACCTGGTAGTTGAGGCCGCCCATGAGTGTTGTGGCCCACCAGCCACCCTTGATGTTGCGTGAGGTGCGAACTTGCTTGGAGAAAAAGTCAAGCTTGGCATCGTGCGCCACGATCGGCATGCCCTTGTGGTTTGGGGCGAAAGACGCGCCCATATATACGCCGAACACAGCGAACTGAACGCCGAGGAAGGCAAATGCCAGACCGAGAGGAAGGAAAGCGAAGACAGGCACCAAAAGTGCGGCGAAACGGAACGTGATGATCGCAAGCTGAGTCCAACGCCATTTGACAGGCTCCCGACTGAACAGGTGGACGAAGCTATGCATGTGGAGGTTCAATCCCTCCAGCGTGAGGAGTGGGAAAAACAGCCAGCCTTGGTGCTTCGTGATCGCGCGTATGAGACCGCGGGACTTTGCTGCATCCTCTTCAACAAACGAGATCGTATCGATTTCGATGTCCGGATCTTTGCCGACGCGGTTTGGATTGGCGTGGTGGCGGGAGTGTTTCGAGTCCCACCATGTGTAGCTCATGCCGATCAGGCCCGCAAGCACCAGTGCAAGGCGATCATTTGCTGGACCTGAGTTCAGAATCACACGGTGCGCGGCTTCGTGCGCGAGGAACGCGATCTGAGTGAAAATGACAGCCAGCGCTGCCGCGATGAGTAGCTGGTACCAGCTATCGCCGATAAGTACTGAGCCGAGGACAGCTCCTCCGAGTGCTAGTGCGATACCGACAGCTGCTAACACGTAAAACTTGGGAGCACGGTTGAGGAGGCCCGACTCGCGGGCGATCTGAGACACTTGAATGTATGCTTTTGCGACTGGCGGGAAGTCTTTGGCTCCAGCACGGGTCGGGCGAAGTGGCCCCAAACCTGTGAGGGCGGGGTTTTCTATGGTCGTTGTCATGCGTGTACCGTTTCAAAATGCTTGCCCTGACCGGACATGTTTCAGCCACTGGCAAATATCAATGGCTTCACTCACCATAACCTCAGCACAATGCCCATAACGCAATACTGCCTCCGAATGTGCCCAACGGGCACTAGCGGCGCCTGAGTTGAGTTCGGCTCCGCGAAGGACCGCACGAGAACAGATCGCGGAAGCACTGCAGCGAGACACAAGGCTTTGCTACCCGGATGGTGCGCCCGTGAATTGGGAGAAGTGCGCCGACGCGGTGCTGGCGCTCATGCATAGCAGTGCGACGCAGGAACCCTCCAGATAGCATGTTGGGTATGACCCAGCCAGAGAAGCCACAGCTCCCGTCTCCGAAGATCTTGCTCCCCGTGGGGGTGGCGTTGATCGCCTTCTCTGTGTATGCGTTCGTGTTCTTCGACGTGCACGTGGTCTCCGGTGCGCTCGCGGGAATTGCAGGGCTTGCCGGGTTGGCAATGACAGTGCAGAGCATCATGAGGCTCAGCAAGGGAGAGCGCTGACCTTTGGAAGAGTAGGGTCCGGGATCTCCCAAAACAACGAAATAGCCCCTGTAAGCCCGCACCTCCGATACGGAGGAAACGGGCCGACTGGGGGCTATTCGTGTTTAGTGGGGGTGGGTGAAGAGCGCGGCATGCACGATGCGTGATGGCTTCAGCGGGCAGAACCGAAGATTCTCGTCGCCCGATCGGCGATCCGTAACATTCACCGAGACCATACACGTTCCCGGTAAAATCAACAGTAAGAGCCCGCCCACACGGATGTGGTGTTCGCTCCCGGCGGGCTCTCACCACACCCGTAAGACCACGCCGATGACACCGGTCACGCTTCTTCGTTTGCCCGTCCTGACCTGTCGTCAGCCAATGCTTCCACAGCCTCAGTCAACGACTCAAGGATGCGTTGAACTCTGGCCTGGAACACCCGGTTCCCAGCAGGAGTGTCGCTGACATCTTGCATGAAGAGCGACAGCTCGTCACGGACATCATTCAAACTACGCGCCAGGATCTCGTCTGTCGTTGCCATACCGGTCACACTATCCCGGCACACCCGCCGCGTGGAAGAGGCTACTATCGGGACTATGCTCCAAGCCACACTACGACTGGACGAATCAATCGAGTTTGAAGTGTCTGGTGCAACGCTCGACGAAATCCATGCCCGAATCGAAATCGACCGCCCGGAAGGGTTTCAGCTTTCCCGCGCCCCGCTTCGCGTGACCGAAGACGATGAAGGTCTCACGGCCGCGGGCGCATATCAGCGGCAAGACCAGACACGACAGATCGTGGCGGCGACGTTTGAAGAACTGTGGGCGCAAACCCCGTCAGGGTGGACCGTCGTGCAAGTAGAAGTCGTACCCTGACCGTGGCGTAATGCTATCGAGAGACACCCGGACCTTCCTCTAAGACGATCATCCTTGACAGGCGTGTAAAGTGGGCGACGAGAACCCAGAGTTACGCTTCCCCAAAGAGCCGTGAAACTGGGTTCTCGCCTTTTCCACGCACTCCACCCGCCTTTCCCAACGCTTAACATAGTCAAAGGGGGGAATCCATGGGGTAAGCGTAGGAGACACACAAACTTGGGAAGAACACCTCTCGTCAAGATCAGCCGATGCGAGAACTGCGGCACACCAGGACCACACAGGTACGACCGGATAGTGGGCAAGCGCCTCTGTGAAGACTGCAGCGCCTGGTGAAACACGAAAATAGCCCCCGTGCTCAACTCCCAAGCGGGAGCGAGCACGGGGGCTATTCGTGTTTAGTGGGGGATAATCCGCCACAGTGGGAGTTAGGCCGCGTAGCGACCCTTGTACGACGGCGCGGACGCAACCTTGAGGCCAAGAATGTACCCCCACTTCGGGGACACATACACCTCAAGGAAACGCACGACCGCGTAACCGACATAGCCGGCAGCGGCAGCGACGAGCGTCTGATACCCGCCAAGATCCACACCAGTAGTGCGAAGCACGACGTCGACGATGAGCGTCACAACAAGCGGCAGCAGCGTCGTACGCACCACCGCATCCGTGACCTGAACAGACTTCGAATCTTCAGCCAAAACGGCCTCCTAACTAAGCGCCGCCGCGATCTTCGACCCCATAACCAGGAGCGCGCCGATCGTGACGACAGAACTGAGAATTGCGGCGACCGCGGTAACGATCGACGGCCACGGCGTGGAAGGCTTCTGCTGCGCCTGCAGCACCGCCTGAACGATCTCGAGCTTGTCGATGCGCTGGTCATGCTCAGCGATCGTCGTCGAGTGTGAATCGAGGCGCCGGTTCACCGCGACGAGCTCGCCAATCTTGTTCGTCAACAGGTCGACTTTGTCGTCTGTCTCTTGAACTTGCGCATAGATCGCCGGCAGCCCGATGACGACGCCTTGCGGGGCGGTTCGGGGGTCGCTCACGCGCTAGATCCCGAAATGCTTTGCTTCAGCAGCCGACGTGTTGATCAGCGGAAGCTTCAGACCCGCCGCACTGTATGCGCGCTGAATCGCGTTCCACTCGGGCGTCTTGAGTGCACGCTTCGTGCCCTGCGCGGGAGACCACGCGTACACGGTGCCATTCTTGTTCTTGCGAATGAAGATCATCTCTTCGTCTTCTTCCTGCCCGCGATCGGGCGCAACATTGGAGGGCCGAGAAAGCCCGTTTGAAGTTTTCGGGCGGAGATACCCGAGCAGGCCACCAGTGGTGAGCCACGTCACTCGTGTAGCGCCGGCGGCAGTGTTCGCGTTGCCGAGATCGTTCTGAGAGACGCACTCGATCTGCCCCTTACGCACGCCGCCAGTACAGATCGCGACATGGGAGTCGGGGAACTGGCGTGACCTAGCCCACACCGCCACGTCACCCTCTCGAGGAGTGATGTCACGACCAAGCCTGGTGAACAGGCCGTCGATCCCGGGGCGGGCAGGGAACTTCAGCCACAAAGACGAAGCGAGCCCAGAATCAGCGCCAGCATCCGCAGACGTCCACGGCATCAACCCCGTCGCCCCATGCGCACGGAACGCATAATCGGCCCACAGATCCCAGCACTGTGCACCAAAAGCACCATCAATGTCGATGTGCTTCCCGACCGCCTGTTTACGCCACTGCGCAAACGTTAAAAGCTTCGGCCCAGACATGCGGCCTCCTTTCTAAACGAGGAAGCTCCGCTCACTCGAGCGGAGCCAGAATCGACTGCACAGCAGCCAAAATGTCTGCATCCGTGATGACCCACTCATCACGGCCCGGATCCTGAACGCCAGAAGCCAGCGCAGACGCATACTTCTCACGCCACCCAGGCTGGGCAGAGAACTCCCACATGCGTTGCGCAGTCCACGAATGCGGATCCTGCACCCGCTCACGCGCCGCACACGCTGTGACCCGTAAAACAATGTCTTGATCAGCCGCAATCAGCGCCTGTGTGTAAAACGACATGCTTCCCCCATGGTCGTTACTGGGAGGGCCAAGTGCCCCACCCATAGAAAACGGTCTGTGTGCTATCTCGCAGGTTCCTGATACCGACACCACCAGCCGAGCTCGCGTACCCCATAGCAGGCTGCGTGCCGCCACCCACAACGGTCATGGGCGCAGACACGGCAGGGCACGCGGCAGCCGGAATCCTGAACAGTGTCGTAGTCGCCGCGCCAGACGCGATTGGCGTCGACACAACCAGATCGAACTGAAGCTGGATCATGCCGCCACGTCTGCGCCATTGGCATGTCCCCGTGCCGCCAACGATCGCGATGCTCGCCCAGTCAGTGTCGCTGGTATATCGAGTATCGTCAGGGAACTGGATCGCTGATGTCGCAACGAACTGGATCCCGGCTTCGCCAGTAGCCGACGGCTTCGCTTCGAGGCGAACTTCGGCGCCGCGCATGCTCGAACCGGTGGGCGGGCTTGCTGCGAGGATGAGCCGAGACACGAGCGTGTCGCCGCCATAGTCGGCCGTGTAGAGCCCAGCACGAGACACTGCACCACCGGCCCGAGTCGTGCTGAGCATCAACCCGGGAAGGTTGTTCAAGAACGCGTCTTTCCCAAACAGCATCTTGGTAGGTGCGCCAACGGGCGACGATGCCGTGAACGTGATGCCGTCGTCACCAGACGCGAACCGGCCGACCTCGACGCCTTGAGTGTTGAACGCTCGCAACCCAGACACGTCAAGCTGCATGCGCTGCCCAGTCGGCGCTGTACGAATCAACGCACCCGTAATGGTCATGCCGTCGATTGCGGTCGCGGCGATCTTCTCCGCGGTGATAGCCCCCGCTGCGATCTTTTGTGCGATGATCGCGCCGGCAGCGATCTTGTCTGCCGTGACCGCGAGCGCATTGAGCTTGTCAGTCGTGATCGCACCGGCAAGGATCTTCTCAGCAGTGACCGCGTTCGCGGCGATTTTCACTGCTGTCACCGAGTTCGCGGCGAGCTCTGCAGCGGTGATCGCGAGCGCCTTTATCTGCGCCGCGGTGATCGACTTCGCCACGATCCGGTCGCCTGCGAGCGTCCCGTATGTGCCGGACCCGATCGCGACCTGCGGGATGACCGTCTCGTCGAACGGGCGCGCGATCCAGCCGAGCGCGGTGAGCTCCCACATGCGGATCACGCGACCGGCAGTGTTGCGCACGTACCAGATAGCTCCGACAGGCTTGCCGGCGGCGTCTGCAGCGACAGGGTCGACCGTGTTCCATGATGGCGCTGCGCCTTCAGCAAGCTGGGATGCCGCGAGGGCGTCTTGAATTGCTTGGGTCGCAGCCGCTGCAGCGTCCGCCGCGTCAGCGACAGCTTGCGCCGCCTCCGAGCGCGCCAGGCCCGCCTTCTCGAGCGCTTCGTGCGCCTCGTCGAGCGCCTGCTCGAGTTCCACCTTCGCGGCCTCAAGCTCAACCTCAAGCTCGCCAGCGAACTCTGCCGCCCAGTCCGCCCCATCAGCGGCGATCTGCGCAAGGTCTTCCGCTTCCCACGCGTCGTCAGTCATATCCGGGAGAACATCAACGACGTCATCGGTGAGCTCGCGAGACCCCTCGAGTTCGCCCTCGTGTTCGCCGACCGTCTCGGACGTGTCCGCCGCCGACGAGAGCGCCTCGTCAAGGAACACGTCACTGTCTGCGATTTCGAGCGTGGTGCGGGCGACCTGCCCAGTCCGGGCGAGCGCCTTCGACGCCGTCAACGCGGACGCCGCGACCTGAGACGACGCACGCAACGCCATCTTTCGCGTGAGACTCTGCATCTACACTCCTCCCAGCATCAGATCGCACACGTCAGTGCCGACCCACTCCAACTCTTCGATGCGCCGCCAGATACGTTGACGCCCAGCACCCGTGCCGTCGGTGTCGATCAGGATCGTGTCGCCCACATCGAACACACCGAACTCGGCGTTCGGATGGTTGATGACGCGAACCGCAGCGATCGACAACAGTTGCGACCTGGCCGCGAGCTCAGCGCGCGCGAGCCCTTCAAGCACGGACCGTTTCGTCACTTCCTTCGCATCCAGCACGAACGGGCGGCGGCGCCTGGACGACGCGACAGACAACGTGACACGGAGAGCTTTCTTCCCCTCGCCAGCACCGATCGCGACGATCGTGTTCGCGTAGTCCGCAGCGTCAGCCTCGAGGGTAACCTGCTCGATAATGTTGTCGCCCTCAACGAATGCGAGCCCGTCCTGCTTACGCCCGACACGGGGAACAGCGCGAATCTCTTTCAAGACTTTCGTCCGGTCAGGATTCCAGCCAGACCATTCGACCCATTCGTAGCCGGCCTCGTCGATCGCTTCCTGCATCGCCTGCAGACAGTCCGGGGTGTCCCACCAGAGAATCTTCCACGCGCCACCATCAGCGTCGACAGCTTCCTTCGCCGTCTTCACCTTCTCTTGCGCAGCGTTGACTGACTTCGTGTCCGCTTTCAGTGCGTCACGAATGACAGTGAGGTCAGCGTTTACTGGTTTCAGAGCGGTCTTCTTCGCGGCCTGCGCTGTCTTTACCGCCTGTACGGCGTTATTGCGGGCAGTTTGTGCGGCGGCGATCTGCCCGGAGGGAGCCTTCGCTTTCCTGAGCGCCTGTAGCGTCTGCAAGCGAGCTTTCGATGTGGCCTGTAGCGCTTTGATCGTCGCGTCATGAGACTTCGTGATCGCCTGCTTGGTTTTCGTCTTCGCCGTACGTGATGCCGTGTTCGCGGTACGGACCCGCTTCGCTTCTTTCAAGACCGCCTGCGCGGCGGCGAGCTTCGTGTCAGAGTCAGTTCCGACACGAACCGGGGACGACCCCACGACCTTCACGCCGATATCCGCACCGGTCATGCTCTGCGCATGCGTGATGACGTGCCGTGCGACAGCGATCGGGTCGACCTTCACGCCCCGGTACTCGCCCTCGTATGGGCGGCCACTGAAGAAACTCGAAAAGCCTTGCCCCTCGATCCGCCAGGACGCGCCTTCGAACTCCGTGCGCGTCACAATCCAGCTGCCGCGGATCACACCGTCAGCTTCCTCGTGAATGAACGTCGCAAGCGGGTCAATGAGCGCATCCGTGCCGGCGTACTTGTACACGTCAAAGATCGGGGCGATCTCACCAGAGAACGAGCCAGCCCCGCCGAGCTTCCTGCCTGCCCCAGAAACAGTGATGGGAAGCTCCAACTCGAGGAACTTCCCATCACTGATCCGCTCAACAATGTAGCGAAGCATGCATCCTCCTAGATGGTCGCCTCAAAGAACTCGACATCCAGCACGATCGAGGACGTCGAGTTCACGTATGGACGGTTCGCGTCCGTCGGGATCGCGGCCGACAGCATCGCTCGCGGAAAGAACCACTTGTCCGTGCCGCGCATACCCGCAGGGATCTTGCACGTGTCAGCAACCACCCACGTGTCACGGGACACAGCACCGGAATCGAAGCTGCCAACCTGTGTGCGGAACACGTCCGGGTCGACGTTCGCGCCAACCTGCACCCACATGAGCCCAGACGCTGCAGCAACAAACCTCACCGACCCCCACGTCATCACGATCCGCGCATGAGTCGCCCACGCAGGGATCGGGATCATGCCCGCGTCACCAGTGAACTCGTTCGGGAACGTTTGACCGCCAGCGGGAGGCGGGTTGACGTTCGAGAGCCGCTGCAATGCATCAAGGTTGACTGCCCGCAGCACGCGCTCAGACCGTGGAGCTTGTAGCTTGCGGAGATCTTCAATCATTGCGTTCGTGATCGTGCCTGTCGACGCCGGCCACTTGATCGCAGCGAGCGTCACACCGGTCACGTTCGCATACGGGCCAGTGGTGATCTGGTCGAGGGACTTCACGGGACGCTGCGCTGCAGGAACCATCGAATCAACGTCAGGGATGACCGTCACTCGGCAGAAATTCCCGCCGTCCTGCCACCCCTCCGAAGTTGACGGTGCAGGGTACGTGTTCGACTCCATCTCAGGATCCGTGATCTCAAGAATCACAAGATCCCGACGCGCACCCGACGACCCCGTACCCGGCACGTCAGACACGACGATCTGGGCATCATTCACCACGGCATACGATTCGCGAGACGCCGCCGACGAATCACGAGACTGAGCTGTCGCGCCGCCAGCAGCCACCCGAAACCCGGTCCCAGGAACGTTGAGCGCCTGCACCTTCAAATCTGCAGGCCTCGCAATCCCAGACCCGTCGCCCACATTCAGCTGATGCTCACGCCGAAACAGGCGCGCAGAATGCTTCGCCCCATTAATCACCCACGGCACATAAAAGCCCATGATGTACTCCTTCTAGAAGCTCGTAAAGGCAGGCCATGTAGAGACCCGCAGTTCAGCGGTGCCAGTCGGGTCATACCCGCGCAGCAACACCTGATAAGTGCCAGGAGCGAGAGACACGTCAGACAGACGCGCACCAGCAGAGGACAGCGCGCCAGGGAACGCAGCCCCGTCACGCTTCACCCACCTAGCCCACGGCCTCGTATCTACTCGCAACGTCTGGTCGTACGCCAGGCTGACAGAGAAGATCAACTTCCCGACACCAACAATGTCGACCTCAGGGTTCGTTACCGGCCCCTTGATCTCAAACACCGGCCACGTCGACACGTCACCCGTCACCTGTACAGATGCGTTCCGTACCGCAGGGCCCGAGTCGAACGTGAACGGCGCCTCAGCAGGGAACGTGAGCCCGCCAGACACGGGAGGAACAAACCGGATAGTCGTCTGCTCTTCCGGGCCGTACCAAAGGTCGTCCACGCATTCGAACGACAGCACGGCACGGTTCGTGTCGAACAGCCGGTATTCCTCGTTCGGGTCGAGCTCGACCGGCATCCCCAACACGTGCCGACCAGACGGCGCCGTAAGCACCGCGTGGACGCCAGGCTGGTCACGGATCTCATCCGCCCGCCACACACCCAGAAGGTCACGCCACACGTCACCCATCGGCCGCGAGTCAGGCCGCGCCTCCACACTGAGAGACACGACCTGACCACGCCGATACACGCGCCCCAAACGGCGCCCATCACCGCGAGCATTCGCGTACGCATCAAACTCAACCAACGGCCGAACCTGCGGCGTACCCATCAACCCGACACCCGACAGATCGCCACGAAACGTGAGCGACCGAGACCCGACAGACAGACTCCAAGACATCAATACCCCGCCATCCGGCCCGCACGAGCCTGCTCGCTCGCAAAACCATCAATCTTCGCGTCAGCAACCTGCCCAGCCTTTGCCAACAGGTATTCGCCCGTGAACGGGTTCTGGACATACACAACAGGGGCAACCGCAGCGCCCATGCCGTCCATGCCGAGCCTGCGCCCGGTCTCCTGCCAGATCTGCCGGTTACGGTCACGCTGGTCCGGCTTCCCCGAGATGTACGCTTCCCAGATCGTCTCCGGCTCCGCGAACTTATGAATCGGAGTACCGCCCTTGTAAATACCGGACGCGAAACCACCATCCGCATAAGCGGCGATCCCGCCATCAGCGTAGGCATACATGCCGCCGTCCGCGTTGGCGTCACTGAGCTGCCGCGTCACACGTTCGGTGATCTGCAGTACTGTGCCGACGACAGGGGAGACTGCCCCCAGCGCCTGAACGTATGCGGCCACCCTCGACTGTGCGTCGTCCGTATCAGCGATGAACTTCGTCACCTTCTCAGGCGAGATCAGATTCAGCTGGTCAACGTACGCTGCGGCAGCATCGCGGGTGCTGAAGTACGGAGCGAGAATGTCGGTGAGTTTCTGCCGGCCCTCATCGAGCTTCGCATTCATCGCAGACTGCTCGCCAGTGGCCTCGTACACACTCGCGGCAGCACGGTTAGTCGCCTCAGCGACAGCATCCAATGCCGCCTCGTTCTTCCGGCCAGCCTCAGACGAGATGTCAAAGTTGTTGCCGTTCTCGCCGAGGCTGTCCGAAAGGGAAAGGAAGGAGTCCTCGAGCTGACGGTTCGCTTCACGCATGTCAAAGATCGGGTCGTTGTAACCACGGATCTCGTCCGCGAGAGCGGCAATGGCCTCCTGCGTCTCACCAGCGGTCGATGCAAGCTCACTGAGAGATCCCGTTTGATCTTCGACGGCTCCAACCGATTCCTCGGAGGCGCTCGTGCTCTTGCCAGTTGCCTCAGCAAGCTCGTCATGTCGCGTTTTGGCTTCGGAGAGCACCTTGTTGCTGCCATCCAACGCGTACCCGACATCGACGAGGTCGTCTGACCAGCCTTTCCAATCGGCATTCTCCAACCGGAAGTCGGCATCAGAGCGGAACTTATCGAGCCTGTCATTCACGACCTGCAGCGCTTCAGCGTTCCCCAGCCATGCCTGAGTCATATCGTCTGCGCCAACACCCAGACGCTTTGCAGCAGACAGGATTCCCTGCTGTTGCAACTCGTTCGCGGCCCACGCCTCAGAGTTCTCCGTGATCGCGCCAGTGGCGCCGTCGAGCGTGTCCGCGAGGGCCTTTGCCTGATTGCTGAGGCGGTTCTGTTCCGACACAAGAATGCCGATGACGCTTGCTGCTGCTGTGACACCGAGAACCCACGGATTTCCGAGAAAGCCGATGACTCTTGACGCGCCAGAAGACACAGACGCCATAGTGCCCTCAAGGATGGAAAGTGAGACCTTGAACGCAGCAATCTTTGGCACTGCGATTAGTGCGGCTCCGCCGGCTAGTAGGAACCCAGAAGCCAAGAGTCCGCCCCATGCGACAACGGCGCCCATTGGCCCGTCGAGTCCCGAAAGGAGGTCAGCGAAGGCTCCAACGCCGTCAGCCACGAACTCGATCGCAGGCAAGAAATGCTCGCCGAGCGAGATCGCTGTGTCAACGACACGGTTGCGCATCATGCCGAGCTTCGCAGCGGTCGTCTCGTACCGTTTGTTTGCCTCATCAACGAGTGCAGTGTTCTCAAGGAACGCCTCATTGCCCGTAGCCATAGCGGCAGAGAACTGGTCTGCAGCAGAAGCTGAACGAAGGAGCGCATCGCGCATGCGCACTTCACTAATGCCAAGCTCTTCGAGAATGCCGAACGTCGACTTGCCCTGAGCCTCAGCATTTGCGAGGCCCTTCACAAAAGACGCAAGAGCTTCGCCAGGATCCTTCCGCCACTGCGCTGCGAACGCTTGCGCGCTCATCCCCGACACATCTGCGAACTGGCTGAGTCGGTCGCCGCCCTTGTCTACCGATGAAGCAATATCGATCATGACCTTCGACATCGCCGAGCCGCCAGCCTCAGCCTCAATGCCCACGCTCGACAGCGCGGTAGACAGTCCGAGGACCTGGCCCTCGCTCATTCCGATCTGAACGCCAGCACCGGACAGGCGCTGCGCCATCGACAAGATCTCAGCCTCAGTGGTTGCGTAGTTGTTGCCAAGCTCAACCAGCGCTGCGCCCAAATTCGACACCTCAGGATGCGCCGTGCCCATAACGTTCATGAACCTGGCAAGCTGGGTTGCCGCGTCCTGTGACGTGAGGTTCGTTGTCTCACCAAGGTCGATCATCGTCTTCGTGAACTCGACCACATTCGGGGTAGCGATACCGAGCTGACCGGCAGCCTCAGCTACGGCGGCAATCTCACCATGAGCCGCGGGCAGTACCTTTGAGAGCCCGCGCAGACCGGCCTCAACCTCTGCAAGCTGCTCCGGCGAGCCGTCAACGGTCTTCGTTACGCCAGCCCAAGCAGAATCCCAGTCGATCGCCGCCTTGGTGGATAGCGCCAGACCAGCCGCCATAGCGCCGCCCGCAACCATCGAGGCTCGGCCCATCGTCTCAAAGGCCTTCTCGGTTTGCGCGAGCTTCTCAGCCTCGCTGCCCGTGTCACGCGTCGCCTTCGCAGCCTTCTCCATGCCGGCGATGTAGCCGGCAACCTGCGCGGTGAGAACTACCTTGACTGAACGGTCCGCCATGAGGCCTCCTAGAAACACGAAAGCCCCGATAAGATCGGGGCATGTCAGAGAAAAACGGCCAGCGCCCCGCATGGGCATACACACTCAGCGGTGCAGTAGTGTTCTTCGCGACCAGTGCGGTTGCGGCCACATTTGACGGCGGCCTGGTGAGTGAACCGACCATGGTTCTCACCGTTATTGCGTGGATCCTTGGCGCTGGCGGCGCGATTCAGTTCTTGATGTCGCGGCGTGAGTAGTCATTGGCCATTTGGCTTTTGCCGCTTCTCGACGCGCCACCTGAGCGCTCCCATTTCGGCGTCAGGGTAGGCCTCCGAGTACCGCTTCTTCTCCCGGTCTAGCGCTTCCTGCGCAAAGTCCTTCACCGGTAGTGGCACAACCCAGTCCCATTCACGGTCAGGGTTCGACGGATCGCCAAGCGGATCAACCGCGACAGACATTTCGTGCCCATGCGGCCCCACTCGCTGCGCCTCACGGAACGCAATCAGAGACTCAACATCAGCGCGTGACCACTCCGGCTCACGCTCAGTAACAGACGCTTCGAGACGTCCAGCATCGTCGTACTCGTAGCGGGTAACAGTGACAGGCTCCCACCCCGACAAACGGCGGGGCGAAACCCCAAGCTCAAGCGCTAGCTCGAGCTCGTCTTGCCGCCACCCGCCAATGCTTTTTTCAGCTCAACCACCCGCCGGTTCGGGTCGGCCATGTTCAACGCCCACCACGTCGCAGCGATCGCACCAATCTCGGTGCCCGAGATCAGCTTGAACAAGTCATCCCAGTCGATCCCAGTCACCACGTCACCCTCAGCGGTCAGCAGCCGCGAGTACTGCCGGCACGCGACAAGCGCGGCTCGCTCAGCCTCATACCCCAGACGTGCGCCCTTCTCCGTCACCGGAGGGCACTCCGCCATCACGCCAGCCCAGTCCATGCCATCGAGACGACGCACTTCCACATTGAAGAGGTCGTTCCCGACAGCAACCGGTACCAGTACCGGCTCAGGCCGCGACTCGCGCGCCTTCGCCAAAGCTTCCTTGAAATCCATGACTCCCCGTCACTCTTCCCCGTCAAAGAAAACCGTGCGGGCGGGGGACAGGGAGAAACCCCACCCGCACGGAGACCCAGTTACGGGCCAGCCACGACCTTCACGTCACGGCGGACCTCGCCAACCACGTTGAGCTTCTGGATCTTCTGAAGCTCAGTGTTTGCTGCCGGCGGCACGTCACGCTGAATCGAGCACTGCACCGGGATCACGGTGACCAGCTGGTCAGCAGCAACCTCGGTGCCGTTCGGCAGCGCCATACGCTTCACGATGAAGCCCTTAGTGCCAGGCGTGAGAACGTTGCGAACGCCGTCCTCTTCAGAGCCCTGCCACACGTACTTCACCTCGACCGTGTCAGTGATGACACCATCAAGCTCGAGCGTCTGCGCCAGCGTGTACCGGCCAGACGTGATCGTCGCGACCGTCGTGTCATGAGCAAACCCGTCCGGCGTGAGCCCATACGTGAGCTTCTCCACACCGGAGCCGGTGAGCTCCGAAACCTTCGGCTTCGACGGATCCGCGATCGCGGGCACCCAAAGCACCAGGCCATTGCCATCAGCCGCTGTTCCCGGCTGTACCTCTTCAAGGCTCATAGCTACTCCTTCCCGGCAGGCTTGTTTGCCGGCTTGGCAGGCTTAGCCTGCTTGTAAATGACCGGCCGCGAAACCGCGACAGGTGTCTTGTCGATGACCTTGTACGCCTGCTTGTTGCGGGCGTACGCGGCCTCAGAAATGTCGAACTCGTGCGCCGGCCCTTCGGCGTGACGCACACGGATGAACCCCATAAGGCCCCCTCAAACACGAAGACCCCGCACTAGACGGGGTCAGAGATGATGTCGAATTGGGTGATCGCGAACCACAACGGCTTCGGGCCGTCATCGTCCAGATCAGGCGGGCGAGACGTTACGAACTCGGCCGGGAAGAGCTTGCGGCCAGCAACCTCGAGCGTCTTACCGGTCAGTAGGTCGACGCGTTCACGCACCCACAAGCACGTGTCCTCATCAGTGCCTACCGAATGTACGGTGACGGTGTACACGTGCCGCCACTGCCCGCCAGAGAACCGCGTCCGCGGCTTACCCGACAGAGCGACAAACACGACCGCATACCGGTCCTTCGTTGCCGCCGAGTACGACTTGAACACGGCCCCAGGAAGCCGCGTCTCGAGTTCCGCCATCACGGCGTCACGATGCACACGATCACTCATAGGTTTGACTCCTTCAACGCGTCGTCAACAGCAAGTGCGAGGCCGTGCTCGAAGTCGGCCTCGTTCGCGTGCAACGCCGCCTGCCCGATGCCTTGAGGGGCGTTGTTGCGCGACCCGAACTCGATCAGGTTGCCGAGAGCGCCCTGCCGCGAGCCCTTGTCGGGCCCGATCTCGGCAGAGAGCACAGAGACGCCAAACCCATAGAAGCCGTTTAGGTCATAGGACACTGAGAACGGGAACGCTGGCGCATGGATCATGCCCTTTGCCTCGTCCCGCCAGTGGTCCTTCACCTTGCGTGCGGATACCTCGACCGCCTTGCGGATGTTCTTCCCAGATTTCTCCGGTACCTCACCTAGGTCACGTGCGAGTTCGGAGAACTCACGCCAGTCGACGCTCATCAAACGCCTCCACTCTGAATCTCAGAGCCGTGCTCTGGGACCCGTCGAAAGGAGCCGTGACGATGAATTGCCGGCCGGCTTGCTCGACGCGAGTCGGGCTGGCATCCACCGTCACAGTGTCGTCCGCCATCACGCCAGACGCGGCGAGCGGCAAGTGGATCTCCGTGAAGGAGACTGCAAGCAGTTGGGAGCCTGCTTCAACGTCCCGCGCGACAGTCGACGGATGCTTGATGCGACAACGCCCTGAGTACACCACCACTTGTGTTGTGATCCACTCGCCGAGTTCCTCATCCCAGGCCTTCTCACCTGGACGAGTGATCGTGCATTCATCAAGCATCCGGGATTCAGCCATGCGGCGCCCCATGCTGAGACTTCCATTGAGAATGCTCATCGGAACTCCAACACATGCCCAGTCATGCCGAAGCGTTGTTCGAGCATGCGCGCTTGAATATCGGGGAGTACCAGGTGCCCGGTCTTGTCGCCACCATCAGCGAAGGCGAGCTTAAAGTCGTCCAACGCTACCGAGGACAAGCCTCCAACCGAGACCCCCAAATCGTTCTCCACCAGAGTGATCGCGGAAGACACCATCACAGTGTTCAAACCAACGAGCATTTTCGGGCATTCTGTGAGGCCATACGTGAACGTCACCTCGCACGCAGCGTCACCGGACACCATCACAGTGTCCTCGAAACGTCTCCATGCGATCGGTGCTCCGTTGCGTCGCACGTCATCGACTGATGCAACGTACCCTTGCGGCAGAGTCACCCTGCCCGCGACCGGGTATGCGGTAAACGTCGATTGTCGTTGCGGGTACACCCACTGGCCGGACATCATGCCGCGCATCGCGTCAGCCGATTGCTCCAACAGTTCCTGCACCCACACCTTCTCGTCACCTGAGAACGTGCGCTTTAAGGTTGTGGCGACTTCATCGACTGACGCGAATGCGGACATGGGGTTACTCCTTGCTCACCAGGGCGCGGATCTCATCGCGAGTCGCGTCCTCATCGAACGCGATGCCGAGGTTGGTCGCGTATGCGGCGAACTCTTCACGCGATGCGTTACCCCGAGGCGCGTCAGCGGCGACCACTGGTGCTGTAGGCGGCTCTTCCGGCGGCGGGGGAACCGCCGGCGTTAGGGGCTGGGGAGCTTCAGCTGGCTGTCCAGGCTCACCAACCTGCACGGGGACGGTGGGCGCGTCAGCGGCGACCACTGGGGCAGCATTCTTCACGAACCGGGCGTGACCGGCATCAACCAAGCATGTCGCCATGTCATGGTTGATGTCGATCACGACACCGGACGGGCCAACGATCTTCGTCACGTTTAGCTCGCCGTGAAGACCTGGATACCGGCAGCCTTGATGACCTTGCCGCCGTACACGTGCAGGCCGCGCACACGATCCGAGAACGAATCGTTGTCGCGCATGCGCTCCATCTGGTCAATCTGCGACACGTACGCCGCAGCCTTCTGATGGAAAGCGACCATCTGCGGCTTACTGTCCTCAGGCAGGTGCGCCGCAGACACGACGCGGAACCCGAGAATGTTGCCAAGGGTTGCCATGCGCAGGCCGTTGGTGTCGCCAGAGGTGTCGAAGCTGGTGAGCTTCGAAGCGGCCTTGAGCAGCAGCGCCTCGAACTCGGCGTTGATCGCGACGACACGGTTCGCTGCAGGAGCCTTGGCCTTCTGCAGGCGCTTGCGCGCTTCCACGATCATGTCCCATGCGGCATCGCCCGTGGTGAGTGAAGCCGCAGGGATCGCAGTCCCGTTGGTGACGAGCATCGCCGCAATGAACTCGTCCGAATCCGTTGCGAGCGCGTCACCGGCAGCGTCAGTGTAGTGGCGGACGGTAGCGATACCACCGGCCTGCACCTTGTCGATGTCCTGCACCTTGAAATCGATCGCCTTCTCCTGATCAATCAGGAGATCGACACCAGTGTCAGTGACATCATCTGCGCGCGTGGTGCGCGGGATCGGCTGCGGGTCTGCCGGATCGCCATCGGAGATCGCGCCCGCCTTGTAGTTCTTCACCGTGGGCGGCACGATGCCGGTCAGGTGGACGACGTTGCCCTTGCGAGCATCGCCCTCGTACTGGCGCGACACGATCTGCGGGAAGACAGCTTCTGCCTCCCAACGATCGAGGATTTCGTCAGGCCAGATTTCAGCAATTGCGTGGTTGAGAGCCATGGTGGCCCTCCTTTCTGTGGTTAGTTCGCCCCGAGAATCTTGTTGACTCGGCCCTCGTTGCGGGCCTTGCGCTTCTCTTCCCGGGACATGGCGTTGTACTGCTCAGCGGTGAGCTGTGCAGGCTTCGCGGGAGCCTTCGCGCCCTGATGGCCGCCGCCCTGGAAGCGCTTCTTCTCAGCAGCCAGATGCGGTTTCTTCTCAAGCAGATCCGTCAGCGCGTCATCGATCGCGTCAGCGTCCACCTCGCCGTCCTCGTCAACAAACTCGGACAAGTCGAGGTACAGGCCCACGTCTGACGGGTCAGCGAACCGGCCCTTCGCCGCGGCCTTCACTTCGGCCTTCGCGATGCGTTCGTTCGCACGCGTCGTCGCTTCGGCGGCAGCTTCACGCTTCGCCTCATCGATCGCGTTCGCATCGGCGGGCTTGTCCTTCGCGGCAAGCTTCGCCTTGAGCTCGCGGTTTTCGCGTGCAAGGTCTCGCTTCGCGGTGCGCTCCTTCGCAAGCGCCCCCTTGAGTTTGGTTCGCTCTTCAGCGAAACCATCCTCTTCGACTTCCTCTGCCTCTTCCTCGTCCGCCTCAACCTCTTCGGTCTCGGCTTCCTCGGTCTCTTCGGCTTCGGTGTTCTGCTCTTCGTTGTCAGCCATCAGTGACTCACTCCCTGTGGTTTTGGGTATGAAAAACGCGCCACCGGGATTGGTGGCGCGAGGTTTCCGCATCATGCGGCCCACCTTCACGGTGGAAGAATTAGCGGCGGCGCGTACGCGTCGCCTGCTGGAAGTTCGAGCTCATACGCTGCTCAATCAAGTTGAAGATCTGCTCCGACTCGAACGCGTCCCCGCGTAATCCGAGCGAATCTGCGAGAACGTTCAGGCTATTCTGGTTCGGCTTGATCTTTGAGAGCTCTTTCGACACCATTGCATCGAGTCGGTCAAAGTCAGCACGGGTCGCGGTCTTCCCCGCAAGCCCCGAGTACACGTCAGCCGAGTTCTGTCCGATCGTGCGCGGGAGATACCCGTACTTGCGTGCATACGACAACTGGTACTGGGCATCAAACAGGCGACGCTCCTGCGCAGTCATCGTCGCCCGGTCGAGCGGATCACGAACCCCGGTAGCCCGCGCCTCGTAGACGCGAGCGCGCGCTGATCCCGAACGCGGCACTGACGTCATCCCGTCAAACCGTTCACGGTACCTTCCGACAATGTTCCCGCCAGCAACCTGCGAGCCAGTGATGTAGCCCTCGCTGCGGAGTAACTGCAGTGTCTTTTCTCGCGGCAGGCCTTGTGCGTAGATCTGCTGCGGGGTGAGCTTCATCGGGGTGCCGTATGTGCGGGCTTGCTTCCCGAAACCCAGGCCGCGGTTCTGCACGTTCACGACACGGTAGATGTCGCCACCATCGCGCACCGTTTGCGCACCCACCGGCCCCAGCAGCTTGTCCTGTGCTGCGCGATCCAAGCTATTGAAGTACGCGTATGGGTCAGTGCTGAAATCACCGTCGAGTGCTTCCGCCGCCGGGATATGGCGGCAGTTACACCATGGGTGACGTTCGAAGCCCTCATTCCAGCGAAACCATTTGCCCGCCAGAATCACACAGTCTTTACACGCGCCAGGCGACACCATGCGTACATAGCCGGTGAGGTTCGGACGTATTGTCATCGCGGCCTGATCCGCCCAGCTCCCGGCCGCGGTCACCTCAGAGAACACGATCTTGTCGAGCACACGCCCGCCGAGTGCCAATGCAGCCTTGAGGCCGTACCCGCGCCTGATCGCGGCCTTTGTTGCAGTCACACCCGAGTACATGAGCGTGTCAACTTGCCGGCCGTCCTCAGACCATCCGCCAAACGCGGACGGCTGAACCGAGGCGATCGCAAGATCCGCTTGCGAAGTCTGCCGCAACACGGCAGGCATATATGCCGCAGCATCAGCCGCCGCATCGACCTGTCCCCGTGTCAACGACGCAACAGCGGCGGACTGGATCGGGAGCCATGACGCGTCAAGCTCAGAGCCCATCCGCGACCACAGCCCCCGAACCTCAGCCACCGACCGAGCCGCGATTCTACGCTGCTGCAGGTAGTGAGTCTCTGTCGCTAGCGGGATCATCAGAACCCCCCATATCGCGAAGCGCGTTACCCAGAGGATCGGCCGCGCGTTCCTCATCGATCATGCGCTGGATGCGTTCCATATCGTTCGGGCTCACCCCGTCAAGCTCCATGAGGTACTTGATCGGGTAGCCGATAGAGCGCTTCTTCACGAGTGAATCCGAAAGCTCAGCCTCAGACCGAATCTCAGGGTTCGCCCACGTGAGCGTCGCGAACTGAGTCGCGTCAGCCAGCCCCTTGTTGCCACGCACGAGATGCCCCAGACGGTGCACCTCACGCAGCGCAGGGGTTGCGAATCGCTGAAACTCGATCGCTTTCTTCACCAGCCCAATCTCAGCCGATTTGAGCGCGTCCCCCGAGAGGTTTGAGATGCCCTTGTTTGCTACCAGATAGTGCGGTGGAGTGCGCGTCTGAGCCGCGATGTGCCCCACCGCAACCTCGATTACGTCAGTGAACGGGTCAAGTCGTGCCGGATCCCACTGATCGATCTTTGCCGTCTCGCTGCCGAACACCGCGATACGGGCCTCGTTGATCTCTTTCATGGTGATCGGAGTTTCCCCGATGACCTTGCCGTCCTTGTCGAGGATCTTCCGCATAGGCGGGGTGGTGCCAGTGAGGACGCGAGCGGGCATCGAAGCGAAATCGGCGGCATGAAAGAGATAGGCCCAAAGAATATTGATCGCGTCCTGCATTGGCATGACGCCCTCAATCTCAGACACCGGTTCTCCGCGCAACAGCGGCCGGTTCGGGAGCTCCACGAACGACACTTCGCCAATCGGGTTCGGGATCGGCCACACCATGTCCGTGCGAGGCTGCCACGCTTCCCAGCCGTCACGCGAACCGCTCTGACGTGCATGCGCCTGCTCGGACTGCGGCAACTTCTCATCCGTCGTGTCACCGCGCTTGCGACGCCACTTCCACAAGAACTCACCATCATCGAGCAGCATGTACTCGTGTGTGTCATCGAGCCACGTCTTGATCGCCGCAGACCGAAGTCTCGGGTTCATCCAGTCGTATTCGACCTCGACATTTGCGGGGTGCTCCCACTCATACGAGGCATGCTCACCGTCGTCACGAGTCCACACCGATACGAACGAGCGGCGCGCATTCAGCGTGGTCAGGATGCCCTGCGACTGCTGCGCATCCATCTCGTTGCGAAGCCACTCGTCCCAGGTCTCGCGTCCGTACTGGTCAGCCTTGCGCCCGAACGTGTCCAGATCGCCTTGTGCGTCCCGGTATTTGATTCCCGTATGTGCGAGACGCTCAGCCTCAGAGTTTGAGACCGTGGCGCACCAGTTATCCGAGAACCCGGAGAACCGGGCACCGTTCGCGTCCAGCCATTCCTTCGTAGCGAACGTCAGCTTCTGCTCACCCGAGTAGTAGTCCTCAGCAGTATCGATATCTGAACGTCGCGCATCCAAACGCGCATAGATTCGCATCGCCCGGTTAAGAGCGCTTTCGCCCGCTGCCTCAGCCATGGGCACCTCCTAAATCCAGGCGTAACTGGTCTCGAAACTCTTAAATTGGTCGGCCGCAATCGCGTCCATAGTTGCTTCATGAGCGAGGCCAGAAGACATCGCCATGTCGATCTTGAGATGATCAGAACCTCGCGGCTTGCCGAGCACGTACCGCTTCATCGTCTTCGCGACCATGACCGCGTTACGAATGTGCAAACCAGTCGTGTGGCACCCGTCGTGCGTGAAGTCCGACTCCGGGTTGCGGATCACCGAGCGGAACTGCTCAAGAGACTTATGCATCGGCGTAACTCTCGAACACTCCCACGGGATAAACACTTTCGCCCCATACTTATGCGCCCACTCAGCGAGCTCGGTGCGCCACGAATCGTCATCGTCTAACGCATCATCCGATGTGGCGCCCATCGCGGACCCGGCAGGGTCAATGTAGGCGCGCACAATCTCGAAATCCTTCGCCAGCTGGTCGATTGCGGCCCGAACCTCACCGCGGGGAATAAAACCGCCCCACTTTGACGGATCCCAGATCGTGGGCCGCTTATCGCCGCCCACATCGTAGGTGGGGGTGAACTGGTACTGTTCAGCGGTCTCAAGCCGGATACCCGTCCAGTCGTTGTTGTTTGACAGGTCCATGCCGAGCGCAACCTTCGTTCGCGGCTTCACCAGGATCGGGAACCGCTTCAGATTCCACTCTTCCTCAGTAACCCAATGCCCCTGACCCATCTTGAGACGATTACCAAAGAACCGTTCAGCCTGGGCCGGGTCACGCTTCATCAACGAGCGGGCGGTCTGCTCAATGGAGTTGAGGTCCACCCACCAAGACCCCTCATACACGTACTCGTGGATCTTGCGTCGATGCTCCGTGTTCTTGTAATCGAGCGCCTTACCGTCAGCGTCTTTCAACGCCTTGTCCGGATCGCGGTAGAAGATGAACACGTCATCTTCAGCGGCCTCGAAAATCTGCTGCGCGTAAGAGTTCTCGGCAGGGTTCCAAGCGTTCGTAGTCAAGTGCGTGCGCCCACCCATGCCCGCGGCGCCACGAGCCTGAGTGTCAGCGACATTCACCATCTTGTTGCGTGCCGTGTACAGGCCAACCTCGTCTTGCTCAGCATCTGAGATCGGGTTACCAAGGCGGGACTGGGCGTTAGAAGTCACAATGTCGATGCGATCAAAGTCGTCATCTTCTGACTGCCCCATGATGCGAATAAAGCCTTCACGCACCGCAAGCATGTGCTTGAGCGGGCCGAGCTTAATCATCGCCTGCAACGGCCGATAAATGTTCGCCGTCTGGTCTTCCGAATACGCGGTGATCTGAATGAGCGGCGATGGATGCCGCATCCCCTTCGGCTCGCCCTCGATGTACTCGTACACCCACCCACACGGACACCCATGCTCCGAACACTCGTACCTATCACCAGCCTTAGCCCAGCCAGCGAACACGGAAGGGCCACACGCCTCAAACGCGACCTGAGACGCCGAATACGGCCCCTTACCAGTCTTCTGAGGCGCAACAATCATCGTCATACGGTAGAAGAAAGCCTGATTCAGAACAGGCGGATTGTCCGGCCCAACGTCCTCCGGCGGGACGAACCTGGCATCCTCGCGGATCCGATACCGGTTCGCGTGACACCAGAACTGCCAATCCGACATCTGAAACGGCTTGCCACGTGTCACACCATTCGGCACCTTGCAATGCTGCGAAATCCACGCATCACCAATGTCACCAAGAGTGGGGAAGTCAATAACAAACTCAGACACCCGTCACACCGCCCTCAAACGCCGCTTCGGCTGCTCACTCACCCCGCTAGGCTCAGGAGCTCCGGTATCGGCGGGTGCGTCAGCAACGATTTCCCAGCCATTGCCAGCGAGCCCTACAGGTGACAACCCAATCTGATCCCGATACCGATGCAAATGGCCGACGAGGGCCGCATTCGAATCAGGCTTCATCTCGATCACCGTCTTCAAACGGCAATACTCAGCAATAGTCGACCAGCGCCAAGAATCAACAGACCACATAGAGGCCTGCGGCGTGCGCCAAGCTTCATTCCACACCTCAATCTCGCGTTCGCGGGTGCGCTTCGTCAGCTTCGCGTCAAACACCTCAACAGTGCCACCCTCGCCATCCGTCTCCTTCGTGAAGCGATCCATCTTCGGAAGGGGGAATTCAGGAACATCACCAGACCAGCCCTCAGCGGGCAACTGATTGAACTTCAAACCGCGCCGATCAGAGCGACCAGAACGCGGATCAGGCTTCGGGCCAGAGTTCATACGGTGTCCACCAGAACCCATGAACGATCACCCCCTCGGAGCGTTAGAAAGATGACCAGCGTGGGTCAGGCCGAAAGTTTTGAACCCTCCGCACCATTTGCAGCCCTCCCCGGCGGTACTTCGCCTTGGCGCTGGCCTGGGGGTGCCCCCTGGGTGTTTGTTGGGGTGCGGCAGGGGTCTATGCCTTGTTCCATCCGCCAGGTTGGTTGACTGCTGTCTCTCTGTCGTGGCATGGCTTGCAGAGTCCGCGTCCGTAGCGTGGGTTGTTCGGGTTTAGTCCGAGTGTGATGAGTTCTTTGCGTGAGCGCGGGTGGTGGTCAGCTACGTTGCTGGGGCGAAGGTCGCAGACGACGCAGATTGGGTCGCGTTGGATGACTGCGGTTCGGAATGCGCGGTGTCCTTTGCTGTTGTATCCGCGTTGGGTAGCTGTACCTCTGGCCTTGTCGGCCTGGGCCTTGTGGGTAGGGCATCGGCTGCCCTGGCTGCTGGGGTAGATGGTCGGGCATCCTGGTGTAGAGCAGACTCGCATGGTTGCCTCCTTGGAGGACGGTTGCCCTGCTGGCAGTTGGCGCCGGTGCCATGCCGCTTATGCCTGGCCCCCGTGTATCTCGATGACGTTGAGGCCTAGAGCCTTGGCCGCCTCGGAGATTGTCACTGTGTCGGCGTGGATGGTGAGAGTGATGGATGGGCCAAGTGTTGACGGTCCGCCATGGCGTATGACAGGGAAGTCAATGACCTGCTTGGCGGGGATCAGATACCCGTTAACTCTTACGCCGCCGGCTTCTACGACTATCGCGCCCACTTCTGCTCAGCTCCCTTGCGAGCCAAGTGGGCTTCTTCTCTTTCGAGGATCTTGCGCCACTTGTACGCTGCGGTGAGGTGTTCCTTGCGGGCCGCTTCGTGGGCCTCTGCTTCGGTGCAGGCGATCTCGTGGCTCTTGCTGGCGTACTCGGCTTCGCCCTCATGGTGCGCGATGACCTTGCGGATGTGGTCGAGTGGGTCCTGGATGGCGCTCATCGTTGCTCCTCGCTGTATCGGTCGCCGCGGTACTCCTCATCACAACAGAGCATGGCGGCGCGTACGGATGGGTAGACGGCGCCACACTCGGTGCAGGTGCGATCGTCAGCCATCGGTGATGCTCCCTACAGATCGTTGCTGTGCGACGAAGTAAGCCAGCCCCATCGTCGTTACGGAAGATTGCCCGTCAGGTACGACGTCGACAACATGCGAGTAGCCATCGTCTCCATCGAGTGGGACGCGTTCGGTGATGAGCACCCATGATGCCGCTAGTGAGTCGTCATGCTCGTCAGCGATGTGCGCGCGGATGGCTTCGTCCAGTACGTGCTTGGTTGCTGCGCTCATCGTGTGCCCTTCGTGATGTGCCAGACACCTCGAGCAGTCGGGCATGGGTAGGTGTTTCCGGAGGTTGCGCGGCCCGTGCGGATAGCGTTGGTGAACGCTTGGGCGCGTGACGTGTAGCGCTGCTTCTGGCAGCCAGCACGAGACTTGCAACGACAGACGGGCTTAGTCATCGTCGCCTGCTTCGTTGGTGGCGAGATCCCAGTCACCCTCTGCGGGCGGTGGTGGGAGGTCGATCGGTCGTGTCACGGTCTTCACTGTCGCCTCCTACAGGATGGTGAGCGATGCGAGGTCGAACCCGTCTGAGCCAGCTTTTCAGGGGCGTACAAGCTCAGGAGCTCTATGGCCCACGCGACTTTGTCCGAGACGCGTTGTCCCGATGGCTGGCTACTGGACCACAGCTCGAGGTTGCTTAGCCTGTTGTCGTCCCGTACGCCATTAACGTGGTGCACGTTTTCGTCGGCGGTCAGCTTTCGGCCTAGATGCGCTTCCATGACGGCACGATGCTCAAGCACCCTCGACACCTTTTCGTTTGGCGCCTGTGGCTTCCTGGCGAGCCGTATGTAGCCGCCGTCGTGCTTGACACGCGTGTACCCAGGGAGGACATCAGATTCGCCAAGGCTCCGCTCTTGGAGCCCGTAGTGGCCATTTCGCCTGAATCGCTTGTAATGCAACAGGCAGACAAGTCCGGCGTGTGGCAGCCTCTGGCAGTCATCGACCTTGCACGACCTCCCGGCAGCGAGTGTTGCGCGGTAGTGGCCGTTGCAGAACCCTCTCGCAGTAATACTCTTGTCGCACCCGGTGGCACTGCACATGGGTTTTGCCACAGCGCCTCCAGGGTTACAGGAATGTGAGGTCTGACCAGCCGAGGCGGTGATGCTCGCCCACGAGGATGGACACGACGCCGGCGTTAGAATGCTTGCCGGTGGTGTCAGTGAGCCACTTCGATCCGCCATCGCATGACGGGCATTGGAGGACTGACGTGTTGCCGAGGTCGAACATCTGCAGATTGTGCCTGTGAGCGGTGATCCAGAGGCGTACGTCGCATGCGCGCCGGTCTGCTCGTACTTGGCCGTTGAGCCACGACTCGAAGCCGGTTGCGTCGGACTTGGGGATCTTGTGTCCATGGTTGAATCCGATGGGGACGCCTGCCGCTGTCGTGTAGACGTTCATTTCGTCCCGTGGGATGGTGAACTGTACGTCTTCGAATGCTGGTGTGGCGTGGAGGATGCGTTGCAGGGTTTCTGCGAGGAACGCTGACCCATTGTCTTCGTCTCCGGTGAAGGAGTCTTTTGCTCCGCCTTGGCGTCCGAACTGGGTGTGGTTGCACAGGACGGAAACGAACTGGCGTTTCTCGAACATGGGGAACAGTTCTCGGGCGAACATGAGCCACACGTTGAGGACGGTGTTCATCTGTGCCCTGAGCCCGCCCTCTACGGTGTGGGCTTGGTTGGCGTAGTTCCCTGCGATGCCTTCGAATGGGTCGCCGTTGTTGGCCAGCACGATTTCGTTGACGTTGAGTCCGCGTGCGCGTGCCTGTTCGATGCTTTCGCCGTACTTGTTGAGTGCCCTGTCAAGGCGTGCGAGTGTGGGCTTGAGGCCTCCACCGTCGCGCTTGTGCAGCTGCATGTCGGCCAGGTTGAGTGCTGACGCTACCGGGACTCCGTCGAGCGGGTCGGCCGGCTTGCCCAGGCTCCACCCGTTGATTCGTTCACGGAACTCAGCAAGGTCGCTTTCAGTGATCTGCGGGGCGGTCTTGCGTCGGAAGCGTGCCCCGTACGAGTACAGGGTGATAGTGTCGCGGTCGCCGTTCTCGATGCGTCGGGACTGCTGCCAGGCTTTCATCGTGACGGTGTCGTCGACGATCTCGAACTCTTCAGGGTCGAGGCCGAACTGTTCGAAGACGTGGGTCCAGTCGGTTAGCTTTTCGGTGGTCTTGACGTTGGTGAATGTGCCATCGCCGGTTGCGGCGTTGAGTTCCACCTGAGCTTCGACATCGGTTGGGAAGCTGTCGCCTGTGGGGCGGTTCAGGCGTTTCTTCGCGCGGCGTACGGATGCTTCATTGCAGCCGAGTTCGCGTGCGATGGCCGAGTTACTCATGCCCTCTTTGAGGAGGGTGGAGACACGGGCGTCATCGATCTGATGGGCCGGACGATTCATCAATGCCTCCGTTGGTAGGTGTCCCCGCGCGCGCACCCAAAGGTCGTGAAGCGTCACGCCGTGAGCGTGCGAATGAATGAATGCCGACGATGCGGCGCGGGGAAGAATGTGGGAACGACAAAGCCCCCGGCCTGTGGAGGCCAGGGGCTTTGCAGAGAGTCGCTACTTAATGACTTTGAGTGCGAGTGAGAACAGCACGATAAGGATCAGGGCGACGATAAAGACCTTGAGAATGGTATCTAGAATGACGGCGATGTAATACCATCCCGGATGATTCGTGCGATGCTTCTGGAACCTGACTTGTGCGTCTGAGTCTAGATAATGCTTGTCGCCCACATAGCAGAAGTAGTCGATGAAAATTGACCAGTTGAGAAGTGACCAGAGGGCATTGAAGCCAGTGTCATCTTGGGACGGCGGAGAGCGATAGGGCTGCGGCTCTTGAGGCGTCCGAGGCGCCGGCGTGACACTGTTCGGGTCAAAGAGCTGGTTAGTCAA